GGTGCGACAACGACAACCGGTGCGCGGCGTGCCACGGCCTGCTCCACGAGCGCAAGCTGAACGCGAATTTCTTCGACGAACGCGACGGCCGGATCTGGCACGTGCCCGGATTCAGCGGCCTTGGCCAACGGTGCGCCCGGGCGCCACGCGATCGGTCCCCGGGAAAGGGACGAGGCCCCCGCGGATCGCTCCGCGAGGGCCCCATTGGTAGCGGGGGCTGGATTTGAACCAGCGACCTTCGGGTTATGAGCCCGACGAGCAGGCGATGTGATTTCTGAGCCTCCAGCACGGAGGCTTGGATGCATCACCGCACCAGCGTAGCACCCGGCGCGCGCCCGCGCGCGGCTTCTCCCGCCTCGCCGTCGGCGAACGGCACGCCTCGCAGTACTCCTTCCGGCTACCTGGGCCAGGCGCCGCTCGACGCGCCGGAGCCCGCGGCCCCCGCGTTCGACTGGCGCGCCGGCGCGCTGCTCCTGCTCGCGGCCGCGATCGCGTGGCTCGGCTGGGTCGCATTCACCGGCCCGGCGCCGTCCCCTTCGGACGCGTCCGCGGCGGCGGCGGAGGTGGCGCGATGAAGGCCACCTTCCCGATCACCCGCACGTTCGCGATCGGCGAGCGCAAGCCCGTCAGCGTCACCCTGCACGGGGACGGCCGGATCGAGATGAGGCAGGCCGGCAAGGCTCAGCCCGTCGTGACGTCCGTCGACCGCGCCTACTTCTCGGCCCTGCGCACGCGGGCCCTGAACGCCGTCCGCGACCGCGAGCGCACCGCCCGCCACCGGATGAACGGCCGGAAGGCGGTGGTCCGATGATCGCCCGCACTCTCTGCCGGCTGGACATCGCCGACCTGCTCGCCGTGGCCGAGGAGCGCCTGAGCATCGAGTCGACCGCCGTGGAGCGCGCCCGCACCGCCATCGAGCAGTACGACGCCGAGTCCGAGCGGCTGCTCGCCGAGACGGACGGCCGCGTGAAGTCGCTGACGGCTCGGCTCAAGTTCGCGGAGGAGGGGATGTCGGCCTCGGGTCCCTCGGACCCGCAGACCGTGGTCGCGCTCCGCAGCGAGCTGCGGCAGGCCGAGGAGGACAACAACACGCTGCTCGTGCACCGCCTCGGGGGTCGTGACGGCTACACCACGCAGTTCAGCGACGCCGCGCAGCGCTACCTGGCCGCCGGCGCCGACATCCTCGAGCTGGCGGCGCAGGCCGAGCAGTTCGTCACCCTGGCCGCGGACCTGCCCACCACCTCGGTCGAAGAGCAGCCCGTCGGGAGCGCGTCGTGAGCGCCCGCGCCGCGAACGCGGCCCCCGGCACGGTCCCGATCGAGAAGCTCCACTCTTCGCCCGGGAACCCGCGCGTCCAGGTCGACGCCCGGGGGCTGGACGAGCTGGCGGCGAGCATCCGCGAGCACGGCGTACTGCAGCCGCTGCTCGTGCGCCCATTCTACAACGCGGCCGAGGAGCCCTCGGGCAGCTACGAGGTCATCTGCGGCCACCGGCGGCTCGCGGCTGCGACCGCCGCCGGGCTCGCGCAGGTGCCCGTCACCGTCCGCCACGCGACGGACGATGAGGTCCGGCAACTGCAGCTCATCGAGAACCTGCAGCGGGCGGACCTGCACCCGATGGACGAGGCCGAGGCGTTCGAGCGGCTCTCGCGTGACCACGGGTTCCCGGCCGAGGAGATCGCGGCGAAGGTGGGCCGATCGCCCTCGCACGTCTACCAGCGCATGAAGCTCACGGCGCTCGCTCCCGAAGCCCGCAAGGCGTTCCTCGAGGGCGCGCTGACTCCGGCGGTCGCGCTACTCGTGGCGCGGGTGCCCGAGGCGCTGCAGGCCGACGTGCTCGAGCGGCTCTCGCGCTACGAGGACCTCACGACCTCCCGGGCGCGCGAGATCGTGCTGGGCGAGTTCATGCTCGAGCTCAAGGGCGCGCCCTTCGACGCGTCCGACGCCTGCCTGCTCGCCGGCGTGCCCGCCTGCGGCGCGTGCCCGAAGCGCACGGGTTCGAGCCCTCTGCTCTTCGACGACGTCGAGAAGGGCGACACCTGCACGGACCCGGGGTGCTTCAAGGCGAAGGCGGACGCCGCCTGGGACATCGCCAAGGCGAAGTCCGACGCGAAGGGCGTGCCGTGCGTCGACGACCCAGCCGGCAAGCACAGCGACTGGAACGGGGAGCGCGTGCGGTCCGAGCAGTACGCCGACCCCTCGCACAGCGAATGGATTGAGGGCGAGCACCGGACGTGGAGGAGCCTCGTGCCGAAGGGGCAGGAGCCGCCCGTCACGCTGCTGCGCCTGAAGAGCGGCCGCACCGTGAAGGTGTGGGACCGCGCCGAGGCCCTGAAGGCAGCGCGCGCGGCCGGCACGCTCAAGAAGGCGAAGAAGGCCGACGGTGCGACCACGGCGGCCGCAAAGCGCAAGGCTGCCGTCGACGAGCGGGTCTCGGCACGCATCAAGCAGGCTGCCCTGAGCCACCTGCGCGCCGCCGCACCCCACAAGCCGAACAAGCTCGCGGCGTCGCTCATCTGCGAGACGAAGGTCCACCTCTCGTGGCTCTCGTGGGCGTGGCCCGCGCTCGGCCTCGAGTCGGCGGGCGACCTGCACAAGACCGCGGCGAAGCTCAGGCTCGCGGACATCGCGGCGCTCGCGTTCGCGGAGGCGGTCCAGAACGCGGACGAGCACGAGATCGCGAAGCTCCTGCGGCTCGACCCGGCGAAGCTCCGCCGTGAGGCCGAGGAGGCGCTCAAGCGCGAGGAGACGAAGGCGGCCCCACCGGCTCCCGCGGCCGCGGCGAATGCGAAGCCGGCCGGGAAGTCGAAGCCGAAGACGCCCGCGCGCGGGAGGGCCCGCCGATGAGTCGTGCTCTCGCGAAGTTCGGGCGTTGGTGCCTGGAGCGGATGCGGTCTCCCGAGCCAGGAGACATCGACGGTGGCGAGGCGCAGGACGAGGCCGAGCGCCTCGGGCTGCTCGTGCGCGTCAAGTGCACCGAGCCGTGCGGGGAGCTGTGCACCTGTGCGGAGTACCACGGTGAGGCGCCGTGGGAGTGCTTGCGGCCGGCCACCGCGCAGGAAGCGCCGCCCACCAGGCAGCGAACCGACGAGGAGGCCGTCGCCGCCGCGAACAAGGAACTGGATCCGTACACAGATCTGTTCGTGAACGAGGAGACGTACAACGCCGACGTAGCGGAGTCGCTGCGGGCGGCGGACCCGAGGAAGTTCTTCATCACGAAGTGGATACGCCGCCTGCTCGTGATCCTCGGCCACGCGATCCTCGACCTGCGCGAGCAGCTCGAGGCGGCCCAGCGCGAGCGTGACGCCGTCGCCGATCTCATGGACGACGACCTGGACGCGGCCGTGGACGACGCAGCTCGCGAGGAGTGCCACGGCGAGGTGCCCGGCGCATGAGACACGTGCTCGTGGTCCTCTGGGTGCTCTCGTTCACCGCACCGGCCATGAACTCGGCGATGAAGACGCCGTGCCCGATCGGGTGCCGTGACACGACGCACGCGGAGCCCATGGCCGACATCGGCGGCTACGAGATCTGGCGGCATCGGCAGGCGCCGACGTGGGTCGCGAAGCGCGACTCCATGCTGGCGTCGCCGGCGTCGTGGGACCGCTACTGGCCCGTGGTGCGCACCGAGGCGGCCTGGACGCTCCTGGCGACGCGCCCTGGCGCGCCCTCGGACGCCGGGCAGCGGGTGAGCTTCACCCTGCCCGACACGATGCAGCGGGGCTGGTTCTACGCCGTGGTCACACTGGACACGGCGGGGAACCGCTCGTGCATCAGCAACGAGGTCTGGCGGTGAGCGCGCGCGGATCAGGGATGCCGCCACGGACGGCGCCGCGCGCACCCACACCATTCCCACTTGGAACCGCCACGATCTGCGTGCGCGAGTTCAAGCGCACGCTCAAGGGCTCGTACCGGGCCCATCAGGACCTGCAGCGCGCGGTGCTCGAACTCTGCGCGCTGCACGGCGTCCCCGCGGTGCCCATCCACACGGGCCCGCGCGTCGCCCCTCGCGAGGGCGGCGGCTACGAGCTGCGCGGCAACCGCGCTCAGCGCGGCGTGTCGGACGTCATGGCCTGCCTGCCGCCGCACGGGCAGCTGGCCCTCATCGAACTCAAGACCGGTGGCGCTCGCCGCTCTCCCGAGCAGGTGCGCGTTCACGAACGATTCCAGGCAGCCGGCGCTCTCTGTCTCGTGGTCCGCAGTGCAACGGACCTCGAGCCGCATCTCGCCGCCTGCCGCAAGCCGACGGAGCGGCGATGACCGAGCACACGGAAGACCGATCCCCACGCAGGAAGCGCGACCGCATCTCGCAGTCGAACGACCCGCCGTCGTTCCCGTTCTACTGGCGGGACTGGCTCGCGTCGCTCTCGGTGCGCGCGATGACGCGCGAGCAGCGCGGCGGGTACATCGACTACCTGGCGTTCACCTACGGCACCAAGACCCCGGGCGTGCAGTCTGAGGACGACGTGCGCGCCATGGCCGGCTTCACCGCCGAGGAGTGGGTGCACCACCGCGAGGCGTTCCGGCGCTGCTTTCACGTCCGCCGCGACGGGATGTGGGTGCAGAAGCGCGTCGTGAACGAGCGCGCCGCGCAGAAACGGCGGTACAAACGCGCGGCGAATGCTGGAAAAGAGGGGGCTCGTAAGCGCGCTGAGCGCAGCGACTTGGCGAGGGTGGCCACGCCGCGAGATGGAGTCAAGCACCAGCCCTATCCACATCCATGTCCAGATCCAGTTCCTGAGAAGCTTGAAAAGCAGGCCGTGCCAAGTGCGATCGCTGTACGGCCCGAGCACGCCGCCGAGGCCGGCACGGCCGGTTCGATCTCGAAGCTGCTCGAGTCGGTACTCGGCTCGGTTTCGCGCTCGGGCCCGGAGGGCGCATGACCGACCTGTTCGCGCCCGGGCTCGTGGACCAGCTGCAGGCGCAGTGGCCCGACGTCGACGTGCACGCCATGGCGGCGCTCGTGCGCGATTGGTGCGAGAGGCGCGGCCGCCGGCATGCGCGCGGAGTGCGGAACCCGAGCGGGCTGCTCGTGTCCTGGACGCGCGACGCGGCCGCGAAGATCGCCGAGCGCCGCAGGGTCACGACCGCCGTCAGCGCGGCCGAGCAGGAGCGCTACGCCGCGCTGCACGCCGAGCTCTACCGCGCGCTCGCGCTGCAGGAGCTCTCGCCGGCGGAGCTCGCCGACCTGCTCGACGGCGCCGCGGCGCGCGGCTTCGGGAAGCTCAACCCGCGCACGTCGGCGCGGCTGCGCGCCATGGGGGACTCATGGTCGCGTGATCGGTGAGACGTCACGCAGGGACGCAGGCCGGGCCACGGAAGGCCCGGAAGGCAGCAAACTCAGGGACGCAGATCGGAGACGGCAGGGTGCTGATACTCACCCGGAGGGAAGGCGAGCAGGTCATGATCGGCGAGCAGATCGTGATCTCGGTGGAGCGGATCGGCGTGCGGAAGGTGACGCTCGGCATCAGCGCGCCGAAGGGCGTGACCATCGACCGCCCGGAGGTCCGCGCGAAGGTCGAGGCCGAAGGCCGGAGGCGCGAGCCGTGAGGTTCGAGGACCACCCGGCCGAGCAGTGGACGCCCGCCCGCCGCGTGCCACACGGCGTGACGTGCGACTTCTGCCGCTTCGAGATCCCCGCCGGCTCGCCCGGCCGCCGCGCAGGCGAGCGTGGCACGCGCGCCTGGTACAACGCCCACCGCCGCGTGTGGGAGTGCCTGGGATGCCGCTCCGAGGCGTTCCGCGCGGACTTCGCCCGGCTCGCCCACGAGTCCGAAGCCGCCGCACCCGCGAGGACCTGAGCCATGTGTGGAAAGGACGAGATGCTGGGCGACCTGCGCGCGGCACTCACGGCCACGCAGGGCCCGCGGGGGCTCTCGTGAGAATCGACCTGAGGGTGGACACGGCGCAGCTCCTGCTGCGGCTCAAGCACGGCGAGAAGCGCCTCGCCTATGCCGTCGTGAACGCGATCAACAAGACCGCGCTCCGCATCCAGGAGGCCGAGCGCGAGCGCGTCTCTCGTGCGTTCATCGTTCGCAAGCGGGACTTCATCATGCGCGAGGCCGCAATCGTGAAGCCGTTCGCGAGCGTGAAGCAGACGCGCCAATACGCCGAGATCGCCGTGGGCGACAAGCAGCGGCTGCTGCTCGCGAAGTTCGAGAAGGGCGCCGAGCGCAAGCCCTTCACCCCGGGCGCGAAGAGTGTGGCCGTGCCCCTGCTCGGCCGGCCCGCCCGCCCTTCGATCGCGAACCCCGTGCCGCCTGCGTTCCGCTTCTCAGGCATGAAGCTCCGGGCGTTCTACAAGGGCAAGCGCCTCACCACGCGCCGGCGCGGGCGGAAGACCAGCGCCGTTGATCTCCACGGCGAGTACGGGCGGGTCTCACTTCCCCAGCCCGAGGCCTCCGGTGGCATCCAGTGGAAGGGCGAGAACCGCACGTTCCTGCTGCCCATCACCGCGCGTGCTCCGTTCGGCGCGGTCTTCCAGCGGATCGGTCCGAAGCGCGACGACATCCGCGAGATCTGGAGCTTCCGCCGTGGCGTGCGCCTGGACGACCGCCTGCAGTTCGTGGTGACCGCGCAGCGCGTCGCCGCGCAGTGGTTCGGCGAGGATCTCGAGCGCGAGACGATCGCGGCACTGGCCCGCGCAGGGGGTGCCGCGTGAGCCGGAAGCGTGCCACGCCAGCTGCGAGGGTCCTTTCAACAAGGCGCGTCGCGGGTGACGGCGACCCCGGCATTCGTCCAGCGTCAGGGCCCCATTTCAAGTTACCACCCAGCGGGGGCCGTGCGACCCGCGCGAAGTCCGTCACAGCCGCTGCTGGCGCGGCCAAACGCGATTCGGCGAGTGGTAACCAGAGTGGTAACAAGGGTGGTAACCACCCCCGCAAGTTACCACCCGCCCCGGCCGGCGCCCGGGACGGCGCCCGGGACGGCGCCCGAGCCGCCGGCATGGCATCGGCCCCGGTCCCGACCATCGTCCGGAAGCTCGAGGTGTGGCCCGTCGACCGGCTCCGGCAGTGGCCGAAGAACCCGCGTGACCACAGCGACGAGCAGATCGCCGAGATCGCTGACGCCATTCGGGAGTTCGGTTTCCTGCAGCCGCCGCTCGTGGACGAGAAGCGCCGCCGGATCCTCGCCGGCAACGGCCGCATCCGCGCGGCGATCCAGGTCGGGCTCGCGGAGGTCCCGGTCATCCCGCTCGGCCACCTCACGCGCGCCCAGCAGATCGCGTTCGTCATCGCGGACAACCGTCTCGCGGAGAAGGCGACGTGGAACCGCGCGTACCTGGCCGAGCAGGCGCTCGAGCTGCAGCGCCTTGGCTTCGACGTCACACACACGGGCTTCTCCGAGGACGAGCTCAACGCGATGATCGCCGAGCTGCGCGTTCCCGACCTACCCGAGGATGAGCCGCCGGTCCCGGGCCGGCCGAGCAAGGCGGTCACGAAGCGCGGCGATGTCTGGGTGCTCGGCTCGCACCGCGTCATGTGCGGCGACGCCACGCAGGTCGACGACCTGCAGACGCTGCTCGAGGGCGGCCAGGCCGACGCCGCATGGACTGACCCGCCGTACAACGTCGCCTACGAGACCAACGCCGGTGCCATTCAGAACGACGCGCTCTCGGACGAGGACTTCGCCGAGTTCCTGCAGGCCGCGTTTGCCTCGCTCTTCGCGGTGCTCGCGGACGGCGCGCCCATCTACGTCGCCCACTCGGACACCGGCGGGTACACGTTCCGGCAGTGCTTCGCGCGCGCAGGCTTCAAGCTCTCGTCGTGCCTCATCTGGCGGAAGAACTCGCTCGTGCTCTCCCGCGCCGATTACCACTGGCAGCACGAGCCGATCCTGTACGGCTGGAAGCCAGGAGCCGCGCACCGGTGGTTCGGCGCGCGCGACAAGACGACCATCTTCGAGTTCGACGAGCCGCCGTTCAGCCAGGTCGGTGACGACGAGTGGCAGCTCGTTCTCGGCGAGACCACCCTGGTGGTCCGCGGCCGCGACCTGACGGTGGAGCCGGTGCGCGGGACGGTGCTCTTCGAGGACAAGCCGGCCGCGAACCGCGACCACCCGACCATGAAGCCGGTGCCGCTCATCTCGCGGATGCTCGCGAACAGCGCCCGGCCCGGCGCCGTCGTGGTCGACCCGTTCGCGGGCTCGGGCTCGACGCTCATCGCGTGCGAGCGGCTCGGTCTCAAGGGCCGCATGCTCGAGCTCGACGAGCGCTACTGCGACGTGCTCGTGGCGCGCTGGGAGAACCTCACCGGCCGCGAAGCCCTGCTGGCCTCGAGCGGCGAGTCGTTCGGCCGCCTGGGCGGGAAGCGCGCGAAAGGTGACTGATGCCGCTCATGACCGTGCGCGCGTACGCGCGCCATCGTGGCATCACGCACCCGGCGGTGCTCCGGGCGATCGAGGACGGGCGGATCCGCAAGCGTGCCGACGGGAAGATCGACAGCGCCGAGGCCGACCGCCTCTGGGAGCAGCGCACGGACCCCTCGAAGCCCCTCAACAGCGTCACGGGGAATCCGAGGCACCGCCGCCCCGCCGGCGGACCATCCATGCCCATGGGCTCGCGCGGAGACGCGGGCGGCGCCGGCGGCTCGCCGAACGAGCGGTTCACCTCGAGCTACGCGGCCGCGAGCGCGATCGAGAAGACCTACAAGGCGAAGCGCGAGAAGATCGCCTACGAGCGCGACATCGGGAAGCTCGTGGACGCGGACGAGGTGCGCGCCGCCACGTTCAAGGCCGCGCGCGCGGCGCGGGACCGCATGCTCGGCATCCCGGCCCGGCTCGCGCCCGTGCTCGCGGCGGTCTCCGAGCCCGCCGAGGTGCAGCGCCTGCTCGAGGAGGCCATCGTGCAGGCCTGCGCCGAGCTGGCCGCCGGCCCCGCGGCGCCCCGGAAGGCGTCGTGATCTGGGTCGACGAGCTGCGCGCGTGCGGCGCGCCCTGGGCTGGCGGCGTCGCTTGCCACATGGTCTCCGACGACAGCCTCGAGGAGCTCATCTCGTTCGCCTCGGCGCTCGGCATGCCGCGTTCGTGGCTGCAGGACCACCGCGGCTCGGAGCACTACGACGTGTCGCCACGGCTGCGCGCGAAGGCGCTCCGCTGGGGCGCGCGGGCCTGCACGGCGCGCGACATGGTCGCGCACCTCCGCCGGCGCCGGGAGCGCGACCTCGAGCGCCAGGCGGCCGCGATCGCCGACCTCGAGGCGCGCGCACGGGGCAAGCATGGCACCAGCCGCCGCTGAACTCATCGCCACCGCCTGGGCCTCGGGCTGGACGCCGGAGCCGAGGCTCACCGTCAGCGAGTGGTCCGACGCGAACCGCATCCTCTCCGGCAAGGCGAGCTCCGAGCCGGGCCCGTGGGACACCGCGCGCACACCGTACCTGCGCGAACCGATGGACCTGCTCTCGGCGACACACCCCTGCCAGCGCATCGTGTTCATGAAGGGCGCGCAGGTCGGCGGCACTGAGTGCGGCAACAACTGGATCGGGTACGTCATCCATCACGCGCCGGCGCCGATGCTCATGGTGCAGCCGACCGTAGAGGTCGCGAAGCGCGTCAGCAAGCAGCGCATCGCGCCCATGATCGAGGCAACGCCGGCGCTGCGCGAGCGCGTTGCGGAGAGCCGATCGCGCGACTCGGGCAACACGACGTTCGTGAAGGAGTTCGACGGCGGCCTGCTCATCATGACTGGCGCGAACTCGGGCGCGGGCCTGCGTTCAATGCCGATCCGGTACCTCTTCATGGACGAGGTGGACGAGTACCCGGGCGACGTCGACCAGCAGGGAGACCCGGTGCTGCTCGCTGAGAAGCGCACGACGACGTTCGCGCGGCGGAAGGTGCTGCTCGTCTCGACGCCGACGCTCAAGGGCCTCTCGCGCATCGAGCGCGCCTACCTGGCATCGGACCAGCGCCGCTACTTCGTGCCGTGCCCGGAGTGCGGGCACATGGACTGGATGCGCTGGGAGAACATCCGCTGGAACGACGGGGACCCCGCGACCGCGCAACTCGCATGCATGGGCTGCGGCGTGCTCATCGACGAGCACCACAAGCACGCGATGCTCGCCCGTGGCCAGTGGCGGCCGACCGCAGCCGGCGACGGGCAGACGGCCGGCTTCCACCTCTCGGGCCTGTACTCGCCGCTCGGCTGGAAGTCGTGGGCGGAGTGCGTCGCCGAGTTCCTCGCGTCGAAGGAGGACCCCTCCGCCCTCAAGGGCTGGGTGAACACCGTGCTCGGCGAGACCTGGGAGGAGCGTGGCGACAGCGTCGAGCCCGAGGGCATCCTCGCGCGCGCGGAGCGCTTCGCCGCCGAGGTGCCGAACGGCGTCGGCGTGCTCGTGGCGGCGGTCGACGTGCAGGCGGACCGCCTCGAGTGCGCGGTGAAGGGCTACGGCGCCGCGGAGGAGTCGTGGCTCATCGCGCTCACGCAGTTCCACGGCGACCCCGCGCGCAACCAGGTGTG